TATTCTTCTGTTCCAAACTCAATCCAATCTTTGCCGTATGCTTCTTTTATTATAGGTGAAGTTTGTGCTTCTAAATTTACAAGACCTAAGTTTTCTAATATGTTATTCTTCTTCTTGTTCATTCCAATCGTTGTTATTTATTAATTCAAGAAGTTCATCATTTGTATAAGTTGTAGAAAAAGCAAAATAAGGTGGTGTTTCGTCAAATGATACTATTGCTTTTGTTCCGTCTAAACTTCTTCTTGCAGTTTCTTTTGAAGTAGTAGCCAATTCGTCAAAGTATAAGTTATCTAATTCGCTTGTGTTTATAATAATATATTTTCTCATAATTAAGGTGTGTCAGTTGTATATGTTGGT